ACTGCACGTCGTGTAGCTAAAATGTTTATTAAAGAAACTTTTAGCGGTCGTTATCGACCAGTACCCAAGGTAACAGCATTTCCTAATATGGGTTATAAGAGCTTGTATACTACAGGACCTATCAGTATCCGTAGTACTTGTGCACATCATTTTCAAAACATTGTTGGTAAATGTTGGGTGGGTATTGTGCCCGAAGATGAAGTAATTGGACTTAGCAAGTTTAATCGAATTGTTCATCATATTTGCGAACGGCCGCAGATTCAAGAAGAAATGACTACACAAATTGCCGAAGCTCTCAAAGAATATGCTAAAACTGAGAATATTGCTGTTGTAGTTAAAGCAGAGCACCACTGTATGACACAAAGAGGCGTTCGCGAACACGAAAGCGATATGACTACAGCAATTATGTTAGGCGCGTTTTGGTGCGATCCTGCACTAAAGAAAGAATTTTATGATATCTGTCTAAGTATGAAAGGGCATGGATAATGAATAAATTAATTGTTGATTATCAGGAATATAAGTTTTTAGTTTCAAAGATTTGCCGAGATATTAGTTTGTCTAATTGGACTCCCGACTATGTTGTAGGAATTACTCGTGGTGGATTGCTACCTGCAGTAATGATCAGTCAATATTTTAATATTCCATGCAATACACTTAAAGTTAGCCTTCGTGATGGCGGCGATAATGATACAGAATCTAATTGTTGGATGGCTGATAATGCAATCGGCTACAATTTAAGAGATAAAAATGATAAACAATCAGGGTATAGTGATCCTGAAAGTAGAAAAAATATTCTTATCGTCGACGACATTAATGATACGGGTGCTACATTTAATTGGATATTAAATGACTGGCCTAAGAGCTGTTTAAAAGATAATCCTGAATGGAATGATGTTTGGAACGGCAACGTAAAGTTTGCAGTTCTTGTTGATAATCTTTCAAGCATTGCCCAAGTTAAAATGGATTATCAAGGTATTGAGATTAATAAAGCAAACAACGATCTTTGGGTAGAGTTTCCTTGGGAAAATTGGTGGTTGAAATGAACGAGTACATTTTTAAAGGTCCAGATATTCTTAGTGAAGCTGATGTGCCATGGACAGAAACGCTTGATGAAGATTTTTTTGTTATTGTCTATAAAGATAAATTTCCAGTCACTGAAGGACACTTGCTTTTTGTACCTAAATATAATAATATAGAAATATTAAACTTTGCATTTGAACAAGCGATTTGTTATGGTAAAAAGATGGTTGCCAATACGGTATGGGACGGATTTAATATCGGAATGAACTATGGCGAAGCAGCCGGACAAACAGTCATGTGGCCGCACATTCATCTTATTCCTCGCAGAGTAGGCGATGTTGAAGATCCTGTAGGGGGTGTGAGAAACACTATCCCAGGTAAAGGAAATTATCGAGATCCAATTTCTAGATAGAGAGTACTACTAAATAGTATCAGAGAGCAAACAGACTGATCATCTTTCTGTACCAGTAATACAGATAGCTCTCTACTACTTTACTGGAGTTAAACTAATGCTTTTTAATATTAAAGAATGCTTGCTACAGCATTCTTATCAACCTAAGATACATCTCATCGATCGATATATAAAATTAATAAACTATTGTAAAACTATTAATTTTTCCGGATACACAGAAACTCATCATATTATTCCTCGCTCATTTGGTGGAGGCGACAAAGATAATCTATTAAAATTAGACGCTAGATATCATTTTATTGCACATCTTTTATTAGCTAAAGCAACAGGGAATCCTAAAATGATAAAAGCATTACATAGAATGACCTATTCACACTCAAAGAATGTGCAAAGAAATTATAAAATTACTAATAGAATTTATTCTTATCTAAAAGAAGAACATTCAAAAATAGTCAGTAAATACAGCAAAAATACTGTTGTAGCTAGGCATCTTTCTGGTGAAATTAAACGAATACCTAAAAAATTATTTGATTACTATAACGGTACATTGTACGAAGCTATATCAAAAGGCAGAAAAGATTCTTCAGAAACAATAGCTAAAAAGAAAATAGCCAGCTGTCGTCCTAGAAAAGTTAAACAGAAATCTAGATTGCGTAGTTTGTCTGCTTCTTTATATTCATATAAAACTCCGTTAGGGTTTTGCGAAAATCGACAAGACTTATTAAAGTTATATCCCTCATTTAGCATAGAAACATTGACATGTATACGTAAAAATAATATAATAAGTAAAAAATTTGTATCTATACATTTAGAATTTAAGCCATTTTTAGGAAAACGTTGGTCCGATATTGGCTTTGAAAGAATAAAAAGGAAAAAACATGGCTAAATTACATTATACCGAATTATTTTATAGTATACAGGGAGAAGGAAGATATATGGGAGTGCCTTCTATCTTCTTACGTACATTTGGATGCAATTTTCGTTGTAAAAATTTTGGTAGATACGGAAATGATTTTATTAAGGATAAAACTATTAACCCAGAAGTATCATCTATTATAAAAAACATAGATCAATATAAAACATTCAAAGATCTTCCACTTATTAATTCTGGTTGCGACACTTACGGAAGCATCTATCCAGAATTTAAGAGATTTGCAATTAAAGAAAACACAGATAATATTGCTGAACAAATTGTTAGCCTATTACCTTATGGTGAATGGCGTGATGAACATTTGGTTATCACCGGTGGTGAACCGTTGTTAGGATGGCAACGTGCTTATCCAGATTTGTTAGAACATCCTAAGATGCACGATTTAAAAGAAATTACTTTTGAAACAAATGGCACGCAGGAACTTAGCAAAGAGTTCAAAGAATACTTAGAACTTACTTGGAGTTTAGATTTTTCTAAGCAACTTACTTTTAGTGTTAGTCCTAAATTAAGTTGCAGCGGAGAATCAAGAGCAGAAGCTATTAGACCAGATATTATTTGCAGTTACGAGGAGATTGGTTACACTTATCTCAAATTTGTTGTTGCAACCGAAGAAGATGCACAAGAAGCAATGGAAACTGTAAAAGACTATCGAACTGCAGGGTTTCAAGGACCTGTATATCTTATGCCTGTGGGCGGAGTAGAGAGTGTATACGCACTAAATAATCGCCGTGTTGCTGATTTAGCAATGCGTAACGGATTAAGGTACAGTGATAGACTTCAAGTGCCTCTCTTTAAGAACGCATGGGGAACTTAATGAATAAATTTATTAAAAAAGTTTTAGGCATTGACAAACTAGAAGCTGCTACTTTGGAAGCAACTAGGCTTGCATCTGAAGCAGAAAGTAAAGCGCGAGAATTAATTGCTAAAGCAGAAGCAGCTAAAATTGCAGCCGATGCAGCAGAAAATGAAAGAAAAGAACAACAAAGATTAGCTAAATTAACTCCAAAAGAAGTTGCTACAGAAAAGAAAGAACCCTATTTTGAAGTGGTGGGTTTTCATACTAATCCAGAAAATCCTCGTTTTGGCTTTTGGGAACTTGACTGGAACGAGTATAAGGTAGTAGAATTAAAGGCGTTAGGATACTATGGTGAAACTGACGAAGAAGTAATTGATCAATGGTTTACTGAGATTTGTAGAGAATCTGGAGCAGCTATTGGGGCAAATATGGACCGAAGATCCATGGGATTTATTGATGTTAAAAATATTGGTAACGGACGCTCAGAGGTAAGTTAATGGATAGTTTTTATACATATTTAAAATCGAGAGGATTAGTTTCTGATAAAACCCCAGAACAAGATTTAATTACATACCTTAATTTTTTAAAGTCTCAAGGACTAAAAATTGATGTTGTTTATGATATTGGCGCATGGATGGGATACTGGAGCCCTCTAATCAAACAAACAGTTCTACCTGATGCTAAGTTTATTATGTTTGAAGCAAATGACAAATATATTCCATCGTTATCTGCGTCGGGATTTCCTTTTTTTAATGTAGTGTTAAGCAATCCTGGAAGAGAATATGTTGATTTTTATAACGGAACTAATTCCGGAGATAGTTATTATAAAGAAACTACAAAAATTTATGATAATCAAACAAGCATTAAACTACCATGCACAACTTTAGATAATATTATTCAAACTTATCAATTACCTTATCCAAACTTTATTAAAATCGACACCCAAGGATCAGAATTAGACATATTGCAAGGAGCAACATCAGTACTTAAATTTGTTGATTTAATATATGTAGAATGTCCAATATTGACTTACAATAAAGGTGCGCCTGATATTCGTGACTACCTTAATTTTTTTAAAAATCATGAGTTTTTACCAGTACAGCTAGTTGAGCAACATGTTTCCGAAGATATGCTAATTCAGGTTGACATAATGTTTATGAAAAAGCATACTAAAGATCGTATATTACAGCCTAACAATATAAACAGACCATGGGGATAAAATGACATATATCTTAGTTGACACTGCTAATACATTTTTTCGTGCTCGGCATGTTGCGCGTGGCAATCTCGAAGAAAAAGTTGGATTAAGTTTGCATACTGTTTTTAATAGTATTAAGAAAGCTTGGAAAGATTTTAAGGGAACACATGTAGTTTTTTGTTTAGAAGGACGGTCATGGCGTAAGGATGTTTATCCTCCATATAAGCGTCAACGCTCTGATGCACGAGCAGCACTGTCTCCGAGCGAAGCCGAAGAAGATCGTGTGTTTTGGGAAACATTTGATCAGTTTAAAGAATTTGTTATTGAAAAAACTAATTGTACAGTGTTGCATCATCCGCAGTTAGAAGCAGATGATTTGATTGCTGGATGGATACAGGCTCACCCTGATGACCAACATGTTATTATTTCTACCGATGGTGATTTTGCACAATTAATTTCTGCAAATGTTCGTCAATACAATGGAGTAACTGGAATTACTACTACCGTAGAAGGTTATTTTGACGAAGCTAATCGA